CGTTGCCTCTTCCTATGCTATGATATTAAAAAATTTAGGTGCAACAACTACCCAATCAAGGTATGATGTGAGAACTAGTAGTACAAGTATTTTACAACCCGATCCTTTTACAGTTACGTATTCAAATACGCTTTTCCCAACAATAACATATACCGGCGGTAAATATGTAGCTAATACAACGAGAGATCCTGTTTATATGTACCATGCTGATGCAATTGGTGGATTTGGCAAATCTTATACATCATATTCACTTACTGGTACTGATGAGGAAAAGGCTAATGCTATAGCATATTATTTAACATTGAACCCAGAGGGGGTTGCTGTATCATTTCAAGACGGTTCGAGAACTCACACAGTTGTATTTATATCTACAACCTATGAAACACCTATCGGTTATACTCCTAGTTTGGCGACAACGATAATGGTTGATGAAAGTAAACTAGAAAATACGGTAAGTGAAGAAGAAATAAACGCATGGGTAACCGCATATAACAGTAAAACGAAGCTCTCAGCATCGGCACTGACTTCCAATTATGATAGTCTATTTACAGTATGTGATCCTGTAGGGCCAAATGGAAACCAAGTATTATTTGGTAACGCTTATGTTGGATCGTCATACGGATTCAGTGCTGCATATAAAATAGTAGTTATAAATTAGTGTTAATCTAGATATTACTGGTAGTCAGGTGCAAAAAAGCATCTGACTACCATAATATCGGGGTATTCATACATGGAATTTTGATTGTTTGAATGGTTTGACATTTTAGTATGGTTGACTGTAATATGCAAGATTTTTTATTTATTATAATTGCAAATAAAAAAGAAGAAAGGAAATGGTAATTAAATGTACTGTCTACATAATAATATAAAGAAATCTCTTTTGCTCTTGTTAATTATAACAATTTCCATACTTCCTGCGTGCTCCGGAAAAAGCGGGGCGAATCTTCATACAGGCGGGGAAACTGTGCTTACGGATGACAAAATTATTGCATCGTATCAAAGCGCGGTTGAGGCATACGGCTGGTTTAACGCTGCAACCATGCCGGTTGACTATTCGGACAAAAAGAAACTGGACGGGTACGAGTATTTCAGGGTGATGCACGATACAATCAAAAGCTACGCGGATCTGAAGTCGTATCTGCAAACCCTGTTTGCGGACGACATAGTTGAAGCGCTACTGGCTGGCGACGGTACGACAGTGCGCTATCGTAACATCGACGGGGCATTGTACGCTATTCCAGCCGACAGGGGCAGCGATATAACAAAGGGCAAGGAAACTTATGAGATTGTGCGGGAAAGTGACACGAAAATCATTTACAGGGTTTTCGTGGAGATATATGACGATCCCGTCTCACAGACTGTAAGTGGCACTGAGCAGTATGATTTCCCGTATGAATACATAAACGGGCGATGGATGTTTACCTCGTTTGAACCGGTAAGGTAGGAACATGAATTGCCAGTTTTGCAACTGGATCGCCGAAAGCGTTGAAACGGCGGGCGCAGACGCAAGCCCGTATTTGCAGTTTAAGAAATGAGAATGATATAAATTTAAGGAGATGAGGGATAATTCAATGAGAAGAAAATTGTTATATATTACATTTTTAATTTTTTGTATCATTGGAATAATTGGTTGCTCAAAAGAAGGCTCTGTAACTAAAACATCGCCTAATATTAGAGAGCAAGTAATCGGCACTCTCCAGGACGATGTACATCGAATACTTGGGGAACCGTCAGGAAAATTGTCCGGCTTTTCGGGAGAAATCTATACATTTGACAATGGCACGCAAATGGTTTTCTATTATGATAATCAAATGAAGGTAGAAAAGGTCAAGATAAATGACAAGGATGGAACAAATACACTTAGTATTGAGTAGCAAATTACTGCCAACTCTGCATAGAGACACTGGAATAAAGATTGCGGAAAGCGTTTAAATTACATGTACAACCAAGCATTATGTCTAACAGGTGTTGCATACTTCAAGGATGATATCCAAGGGGTATTTCCTGCGGTTTCTGAATCGCCAGTCATAGCAATCGCCGGAAGCGTTGAAACGGCGGGCGCGGACACAAGCCCGTAGGGATTCAAGAAAATTCATAAAAATTTTACTTTTTTCCTGTCACAAAAACCTCTTCTGATTTGTTTTATTAGTGAGAACAAATTTAGAGGAGGTTTTTCCATGTCAAAGAAAAGGTTTTTATCCGCAGCATTGGGCGTGTTGCTTCTTCTGACCGTGTCAGCGCCGGCGGCGCTGGCTATGGGGAAAACAAGCGCAGCGCCGGAGTCGGAGATGTCTGTCAAGTATACCTACATCAACCAGGCAAGCACCTCGCTGAGTATTTCGGCAAGAGGAACGGCTACCGTATACGGGTTCGTGCAGAAAACGCCTGCCGGGAAAAGCATTTATCTCTCGTCAACCTTGCAGCGAAACTCCAACGGCACATGGTCAGACGTGAAAAGCTGGTCTGCATCCTCGACGTCCTCGTCGGCCTCCATCCTCGAAACATTTCAGGTGTCCAGCGGGACTTACAGGGTGGAAACATACTACTATGTAGCCGGAGATGGTGGCTATGAATCGGGGACGGTTTACAGCAAAACAGTAACTTATTAACATTTGTAAAGGAAGTGAGTCCATTGGGCTAACAAGTTTTTTTATTGCGATTGCGATGAGACAATTGATGTAACTTTTGATAATACTTAAATACTTATTAATATGATCAACGTAATATCCTTCTATTTAAAATTAAATTCGATTAGGAAATTCATACTAGGGGAGTGATTCCAAAGCAAAGATAAGTTTTTCTGAAAATTGCTATTCCATTATATGGTATGAAAGGTAGGTTGCGGACATGAATATGAGGAAAATGCTCAAAAGGTTACTCAAAGTTTATATGGCGTTTATCATTGCTTTTTGTGTTACTACTCCTGTTCTGGCGGCATCTATTGATGAAACGATTACTCCTAACGAGGTGTACATTGAAAATTCATCTGATGGATTGTTAATGACTGAAGCCTATGTTGGAAGTCTGACCAGAAATTGGGATGATGAATCTAGCGGCAATTCAATTCCCCTTCCCGAGATTGTGCACCCAGAAGAGCCAGCCACAAAATCTCCCAATCTGGTTACCGTAACAGCTACACCATCAAAGGACGGCATTGTTGTACATGTAAGCAACTTAGGCGTAGATTCTTTGGACAGTGTTACAGTTACAGCAAGAATCACTGGTTATCAGACCACTTCATTAACTGCATCTGTTCCTCCAATTATAGGTAGAGATTTTACCTGGAATGCCCCAATGATCTATTGTAATATGAGTTATGATATTACTGTGGATGTTGTTGATGGCAGTGGTACTTTTGTTAAAACTGGTCATTGGGAGTATAATTACACTGAAGAGATCCTAGCCGCAATAGGATGGGGAAAGGGAACATTTTCAACACGGGCAGAGTCTGTTGAATATCATTTTAGAACTCATAGGAACGATATTGGTGTATCAGTTAATAATATAGTAGACTATTTAGGTAAGGCTGTAGACTGCTATAATGATACGCTGGTGAATCCCGGTAACTATAATATTATTCAACAAACACCAAGGCCAGGTTATGAAGCTGCCCACAAATACACCCACAAGACCACAGGACTATTTATTATCGTTGCCGATAGCAGTCAAGATATCCTGTCTTTTGGGGGTAGAACACCGTAAATGTCATAGATAGGTAAAGAAACAGCAGCGGGACATATTATTTATAGTCATGTCCCGCTGCTGAAAGGTAGCCTCCAAATTGATATCTAATGACAATGTGTATAATGTGTTAAAAATAACATCAAAAAAGGATGCGAGATATTATGAAATATAAATGTTTATGCTGCGGTAATTATACTCTGCCCGTTGAACCAGAAGCTGCGGTAGCATTTATTTGCCCTGTTTGCTACTGGGAAAATGACGTATTCATTTCAAGCGAAAATGAGCCAAGTGACGAAAACCGTAGCTTAACGCTGTTACAGGCAAGAGAAAATTACAAAAAATATGGTGCATGTCGAATTGAATTAGTTCAGTATGCAAGGAAACCAACTGAGGAGGAAGTGACCGGGTCAAGTAAAATGTCAGCTGATTAAATCCCTTATACAATCAACAGCGATCTTGAAAAGAGTGCTATTATTTATAAATTTTTAATACTCTACAAACGGGTATCAGATAATTTGAATACACAGATCTTCTTTCATGTCTTGATGCCACTATACAAACTAATTGCTTGCTATTGTTACAATTTTCCATATAATTACTATTGAAATAAATTTAATTAGGAGGGAAATAAATGCCTACACTACTTATTACGGGATTAATATTAATGGTATTATGCATTTGTTTTGTTGTGTTCTACATAAAAAAGAAAGGGAAAGACGTCGAACTTGAAAAAAGGGCCTTGGCCTTAATATAGTAATCTTTACCTTGAGCTTAATCTCTTTAATCATTTCTTTGAAGCTATTTTGGAATCTGGGTGAGTATGCAGATGAATATGGATCATCCCCTGTCCTTGTGTCTGGCGGGGAGTTTTGGCTTTGCATGGATTGGATCAGGCAGGGGTTACTTTTCATTCTCTGTGTAATTTCCGGATTAAAATTATTTAAGCGGTAAAATTAAGTATATACAGGGTAAGCGAAGGATTAATATAATATCTGAACAAATGCAATTTTTCGAAGCGTAGCGAAACATACCAGCTATGATGGATAAAGAACTGGGTGGCAACAGTTGACATAATATTTAATCTCGCAAAACAAGCACAGCAGTAATAAACACAGTCATTGTAATTTTCACTAATTATAAAAGTAAATATATGCAGTAGTACTTTAGGACAAGGAAGTACTGCTGCTTTTTATTTTGTATTGATACCGTATTAATTGCCAGGAAAAGCCTGAGGCATTGTAATAAGTGTGTTAATTGTCACAAAATAGCCCTTCATATTGTTTTTATTGATAGAGAGAAATATCTGGTTGTTAGCCTATGGAAAAGCCTCAAGGTTTTTTTCTTCTGAATATTTTAATAAAACGCGACAATGCCAGTTAAATCGAAGGGCGGTAATCACGTTGCACTACATAAAGGCGGGAGTGTTCTTGATAAAAAACAAAATAAACAACCAAAAGAAAAATTCGGCATGACAACACCTGCCGAAATTAAATAGAAGCTGAGCGTATGGCGAGTGCTGCCGTGTAGGTTGGAGCTTAAGAGGTTGATATTGTATGGTCTGTACTTTATGCAATATCAAGCGGTTCTCTGCCAATATACATAAGGCAAAAGCTATACGCCGGATACGATTTCATCCCCGTATAAAAAGACAATACAGCGCAAAAAGTGATGACGACCCTTAGGCAGGGCGCTGCTTGATAGAATAGTTTTTGCGGCCGAGTTTACGGATTTCAGTAAACTCGGCCGCTTTTGTCTTTGCGCTGTTTTACAGAGATGCCGCAGTCCTCCCCCGCCTCCTTTCCCTGAATTTTCGGGAAAGGAGGTGAAGGCCAGTGGCAAAGGTTGACGTTAAGATGCCGGAGGAATTCTTGCTCCGGCTTTCCAGGCTTGGAGAAATGACAGATGAAATTATACCAAAGGTGCTGGAGGCGGGCGGAGAAGTGATTCTCTCCAAAGTGAAGTCCAACCTGCAGTCGGTTATCGGAAGCGGCACTAAATACCCGTCCAGAACAACGGGAGAATTGGCAAGCTCTTTGGGCCTCTCCCCTGCCAAACAGGACAGGGACGGAAACCTCAATATTAAGGTCGGCTTTTCGGAGCCAAGAAAAGACGGGGAAAGCAACGCCAAGATCGCCAACATCATCGAATACGGCAAATCCGGACAGCCAGCAAAGCCGTTTTTGAAGCCTGCAAAATCCGCATCAAGAAGACCATGCATCGAGGCGATGAAAGCAAGGCTTGAACAGGAGCTGGGGCGGATATGAGCATATTGTCAGAGTTAAATTCGTTATTGCATATTTTGGACATCCCCGTTGAAACCGGCGTATTCAGCGGCGTGCCGCTGGATGAGTACATTGTCATAACCCCGATGACAGATACATTTGAGGTTTTCGCAGACAACCGCCCTCGCCATGAAGTGCAGGAGGCGCGGTTGTCTTTGTTTGCCAAGGGCAATTATATGAACCTCAAAAATCAGGTGGTGGAGGCGCTGCTGGACACGGACTTCACTATCACAGACCGGCGGTATATCGGACATGAGGACGATACCGGCTATCACCATTATGCCATCGACGTGGCGAAAGAATACGAAATAGAGGAGGAATGAGTTATGGCGACGATAGGCCTTGACAGGCTGTATTACGCTAAAATAACCGAGAATCAAAACGGGGAAGAAACCTATGACACGCCTGTTCCACTGGCTAAGGCGATTACGGCGGAGCTTTCGGTGGAACTGGCCGAGGCGACGCTTTATGCCGACGACGGAGCGGCGGAAGTGGTAAAAGAATTTCAAAGCGGCACCCTGACTCTTGGCGTTGCGGATATCGGCACTGCCGCAGCCGAGGTTTTGACGGGAGCCACCCTTGACGACAACAATGTGCTGATTTCCGCCAGCGAGGACGGAGGCGCTCCTGTGGCTATCGGCTTCAGGGCCAAGAAAGCCAACGGCAAGTACAGGTACTTCTGGCTGTACAGGGTAAAATTCGGCATCCCGGCGGCAAATCTGCAGACAAAAGGCGACAGCATTACCTTTTCGACCCCCACCATTGAAGGGACAGTGATGCGGCGAAACAAGCCGGACGGTCAGGGCAGGCATCCGTGGAAGGCGGAGGTCAGCGAGGACGATCCTGGCGTATTGCCCGCCACTATTACCGGCTGGTATACGCAGGTATATGAGCCTGTCTTCGCCGTGGGAGGAGGTGGCGAATAATGCAGGATACGGACAGAAGCGCAAGCATCAGAATCGGCGGCGAGGAATATCAGCTTATTCTAACCACTAAAGCGACAAAAGAAATTGCTAAAAGGTACGGCGGGCTTGAGAATCTCGGCACAAAGCTGATGAAAACGGAAAACTTCGAGATGGCGCTGGACGAAGTGGTATGGCTGATTACGCTGCTGGCCAACCAGAGCATCCTTATACACAACCTCAAAAATCAGGACAAGCGGGAGCTTCTGACCGAGGAGGCGGTGGAGCTTCTTACATCCCCGCTGGAGCTGGCGGCATACAAAGACGCTATTATGGAAGCAATGTTCAAAGGTACGAAAAGAAACGTTCAAAGCGAGGATGACTTAAAAAACACACCGGCCGGGTGAGCGATGAGGAATTGTTCACCCGGCTCATATATTACGGCACTGTCCAGCTAAACCGCACCGAGGAGGAAGTATGGCTTATGCCCATCGGGCACCTGCTGGATTTGTGGGAGTGCCACAAGCAGTTTTTAGGGCTGGCCAAACCAAAGCGGATGCTGACCATTGATGATGTGATACCTTATGGAATTTAGGAATAAAAAAAGCAGGGACTTCTTCCAATCCCCGCTTTGTAAAGCTGCCGTTATTCCGTTTGCAAAAACTCTGCCGCTGTCATGACCTTTGGGTTTGTAACGCCGGATTCAAGAAAATCCTTGTCCCCTGTTATAAGCACGTCGGCTTTTGCCGCAATAGCCGCCCTGAGTATTGGCCTGTCGGATGCGTCCCTTACAAGCGCTTCATCCGACACATCAACGGCGGGAGTCGGAACAACTTCAAGAACGGTAAGCGCAAGCGCCAAAAAGCGTTCGAGCGCTTGTATTTTATGAGGAAATTTCCGGTTGTACACCCGGCGAAGCTCATCGATGTTTTGATCGCAAACCATACCGTGGTTGGGGTGTGTAACGGCTTTAACGTATGCCTGATAAGGCGTTCCTTCGCTGCTTAAAGAAGCGGATATAAGGATATTGGTGTCGATCAATACTCTCATAGTCCTTCAATCTCCGCCCGTACGTCTTTCACCAGCTCCATGACGTCGTCATCGCTGCGGATCCCGGCTTTTTCCGCTTCGCCCTCCATTTCCTTCTGCAGCATTTTCATGGCGTAGACAGCGGAATTCATAAGGATAACCCTGTCTTCCTCGCAGATGAGGGTGACGCGGTCTCCGGTGGAAAGGCGAAGTTTGGAGCGGATATCTTTCGGCAGCGTAATCTGGCCTTTGGCCATTACCTTTGCATTATCAACTATGGGAACGCTCATGCTAAGTCCTCCTTCATTTTGATTTGAAAAGCAGGGTAATCCCTACTTTCCCTACTATTAGTATATGCCAAACCGCGTTGAAATACAATAGCCTTTTATATTTTTTATGAGTTTTGTGCAATATGTATTGCTTTTGTAAGCACATTCGTGTATAGTTGAGATGTAAGAAGAAACCATAATCCTTAAAGGGAGGTTTTTATACATGGCAAAATCAGCAAATCTGTATGCACGAATTGAGCCTGAAGTAAAAGAACAGGCGGAAGCAATCCTGAATGCGCTGGGCATCTCCGCCTCAAACGCAATAACGATGTTTTACAAACAGATCATCCTCCGGAAGGGTCTGCCTTTTGAGGTGAAACTGCCGGATCATCCGCTCGACGTCAGCCGCATGACAACGGAACAACTGCATGCGGAACTGGAAAAGGGATATTCCCAGATGCAAAACGGGCAGACGATTCCGGCCGAGCAGGCGTTTGTGGACATCCGCAAGGAATACGGCGTATGAACTATGAGATGGGGCGATTAAGATGTGGTATGACGAGATGTTTGGCGAATTGGAGAGCCAAAAGGATGAAGAACAGGCGGGAAAAATGTCTGCATACATGAAAAACCATTTTCCATTTTTGGGGCTGCAAAAGCCGAAGCTTACGGCAATCATTAAACCGTACATCAAAAAGGCCGCAAAGGAAGAAAATATCGATTGGGGCTTTGTCGACGCCTGCTGGCAGAAAGAGTACCGGGAAGCCCAATATGCCGGCGTTGAATATTTAATTGCCGTGCAAAATAAGCTGACGGAACATGACTTGGAAAAATTAAAGGAACTTATCGTCACAAAATCCTGGTGGGACACGTCGGACTCCATTGACAGGATTGTCGGCCTTCTTGTGCAGAAATATCCTGCGCTTGCCAATGTGATGATTGATTGGAGCAAAAGCGACAACATCTGGCTGAGGCGCGTGGCAATTGACTTTCAACTGCAGTGCAAAGAAAAGGTTGACACCGGTTTGCTGGAAAAAATTATTTGCGCAAACTTTGGAACCGGAGAATTCTTTATTGACAAAGCAATCGGCTGGATTTTGAGGGATTACAGCAAAGTCAATCCCAGTTGGGTTAAGGGCTTTATCCGAAAATACGAAGATAAAATGGCAAAACTCAGCATTAAGGAAGCAAGCAAATATTTATAAGGAAAATATATAGCGTATCGCTGTAAAATTTAGATGAGCGGACTCGGCAATCATTTCTTTGAGGAGATGATTGCTATTTTTATGTTGTTTTGCGAAAGAGGGTGAGGATTTGTCAGACGATTTTGGCCTGAAGATAGGCATTGAAGGAGAGCGCGAGTTTAAAAACGCCATCCGGGAGATCAACCAAAGTTTCAAGGTGCTGGGCAGCGAGATGAACCTTGTCGCATCCCAGTTTGATAAGCAGGATAAGTCTGTTGAAGCTGTTACAGCGCGAAACAAGGTGCTAAGCAAGGAAATCGACGCGCAGAAAGAAAAAATCTCAACCTTGGAGAAAGCGCTTGCCAATGCCGCCTCCTCTTTCGGGGAGACCGACCGACGGACGCAAAGCTGGCAGATACAGCTTAACAACGCCAAAGCGGAACTCAACAAAATGGAGCGCGAGCTGGAGGCGAACAACAAAGCGCTGGATGCTGCGGGAAAAGAGTTTAGCGAAGCGGAAAAACAGGTCGACGAATTCGGCAACGAGATTAAAAAAGCCGCGGATCAGGCGGACGATGCAGGCGGGCGCTTTGAAAAACTGAGCGGCGTTTTGAAAGGAATCGGCGTGGCCATGGGCGCAGCGCTTGCAGCCATTGGTACAGTGGCGGTCGGCGCTGGCAAGGCGCTGGTGGATATGTCGGTCAATTCGGCTGCCTATGCCGATGAAATCCTTACCGCTTCGACCGTAACCGGCATGTCCACCGATAGCCTGCAGGCGTATAAGTACGCCGCGGAGCTTGTGGATGTGTCCTTGGACACTTTAACCGGCAGCATGGCAAGGAACGTCAGATCCATGTCTTCCGCACGGAAAGGCACCGGCGAGATCGCGGACGCTTACCGGAGGCTCGGTATTTCGGTAACTGACGCAAACGGCAACCTGCGTGACAGCGAAACGGTATACTGGGAAACCATAGACGCCCTTGGCAAGGTGTCCAACGAAACCGAGCGTGACGCGCTGGCTATGCAGATTTTCGGAAAAAGCGCGCAGGAACTCAATCCCCTGATTGCGCAGGGTTCTGCAGGGATTGCGGAACTGACCGAGGAAGCAAAACGTATGGGTGCGGTCATGAGCGAGGATTCTTTGAACGCTCTCGGCAAATTCGATGACAGCATCCAACGGCTCAAGGCGGGCGGCGAGGCGGCCAAGAACATTCTGGGCACAGTGCTGCTTCCCCAGCTTCAGATATTGGCCGACGACGGAGTTGCGCTTCTTGGGGAATTTACTCGCGGTTTATCCGAAGCAAATGGCGACTGGACGAAGATAAGCGAGGTCATCGGCAATACGGTGGGAAACCTTGTAAATATGCTGATGGAAAACCTGCCAAACCTCATTCAGGTCGGCTTGGATATCGTCACCTCCATCGGCGGGGCTATTGTGGACAATCTGCCGGTTATTATCGACGCGGCGGTGCAGATTGTCATGACCCTATTGCAGGCGTTGATTGACGCACTGCCGCAGATCACCCAGGGAGCCTTGCAGCTTGTTATGGCGCTGGTGCAGGGGATCATTGACAACCTTCCCGCTTTGGTGGAAGCCGCAGTACAAATGATTGTTACGCTGGCGTCCGGCATCGGGGAGGCGCTTCCGGAACTGATACCCGCTGTCGTGGAAGCCATTCTCCTCATTGCCGAGGTGCTTATTGGCAATATGGATAAAATCCTTGACGCGGCATTTCAGATCATACAGGGATTGGCGCAGGGCCTTTTAAACGCTCTGCCAAAGCTTATTGAGGCCCTGCCGGGGATTATCGCGTCGATCATTGATTTCGTGACAAGCAACCTTCCGAAGATCGCAGAACTTGGGATTACGCTTGTCGTCCAGCTGGCTGCGGGCCTGATCAAAGCCATCCCTGAGCTGGTCAAGGCGCTTCCGCAGATTGTTGCGGCCATCCTTGAAGGCTTGGGCAAAGCGGCCGTTTCGGTGGTCGAGATCGGCAGGAACATTGTCAGGGGCATCTGGGAAGGCATAAAGAGCCTCGGAAGCTGGCTGTGGGACAAGGTCAGTGGCTTTTTTTCCGGCATTGTCGACGGAGTGAAAAATTTCCTTGGCATCCGCTCACCGTCCACCGTTTTTGAAGGCATCGGCGGCAATATGGCGATAGGGTTAGGCGAGGGCTTTAACAAGGCCATGGCAAGAGTGGCGGACGATATGCAAAGCGCGGTGCCGACGGACTTTAATGTATCGCCTGACATTAGCGCAAGCGGACGCGGCGGATCCGCCGCGTCCGCTTCCGGCCCGCTGGTCGTGGTGCAGCAGATGATAGTGCGCAGCGAGGACGATATCCGCCGGATCTCGCAGGAACTGTACAACCTGATGCAGACTGGCTCAAGGGCGCAGGGCCGCTTCAGCACGGCGTAAAGGAGTGGTCATATGGGATTTATCTACAACGGCATTTCGTCGCAAAGCATGAAAATCCGGGCAAGGCTTACCAAATGGCAAGTCTCCCCTGCCCTGCGCAACTCCTTTGAAACTGTGCCGGGCAAAGCGGGCGTTGCGGATTTCGGGTGCGATATCTCCGAACGAACCATCATAATAAGCTGCGGCGTACTTCCTCAGCGCAGCTTTGCCGGGCTGGTTTCGGTGCTGAATAACGCGGCGGAATGGCTGAATCCGGCAAAGGGCCTCAGGCAGCTTATCCTCGACGACGTGCCCGACCGCTATTTCATGGCGCGGCTTTCGGAGGCGGTGGACTGCGAGCGGCTGCTGCGGACGGCCGGAAGCTTCGAGCTTCGTTTTGTCTGCCCCGACCCGTATGCCTATGCGATTGAGGATGAGGTGTTTGTTCTTTCCGGAACGGGAACGCATGCGGCGGAGAGGCTTGCGGGCAACGCCGATTCCGAGCCGGTTTATTTCTTGAAGGGCGTGATTTCCGCATCCTCCTCAAGCTATATATCTCTCATTACGAACGGAGAGGAATTGCGGATTGCCGGACCATTATCTGAGGGCGAGACGCTTGTCATTGATTCCGGCATGGTAACGGCTAAAGTCGTTGATGAAACAGGCGGAACCCTGAGAAACGGCCTGCCGTGCCTGCAGGAGCTGAACTTCCCGGTTCTCAGGAAGGGCGTGAACAATATAGGGATCAGCGCCGTGAACGCGGCGTTCACGGAACTGAAAATACAGGCGAAAAGCCGCTGGAGGTGAGCGTATGGCAATAAAATCAATCCTGACGAATCAGGAGGATTTTACCGGAGAATTTCCTGCAACTTCGCGGACGTCAGCACTGTGGCGCTTTAACGAAAGCGCGCCGGACGGAAATATGCGGCTATTGGATTCGTCCGGGCACGGCAGGCATTTTACCGTTTCCGGTTGGTCAGGCACCACCGCCTCGCTTCCGCTTGGCCGGTTCGGACGGTATTTCCGGCAAAATATCAACAATCCAACATCGGAAAAAACGCATCTTGTAGCTGCCAACGACGGCAGCTTTTTTAGCAGTCTGGGTGAAAAAATCGTTGTGGGCGGCTGGATCAACCCCACCACCTATTCGGTAGGGCAGACATACTGCCCTATCTTCAACACCCGCCAGGGACCGGGCCAGCCGATCTTCTATGTGTCATTGTATCAGGGCAGGCCGCGCATGATGCTCTACAACTCGGCAGGTTCATTAATCCTTGACCAGAGCGAAACGCCGGGCTTCTCTATGGTCAACGGCGGCTGGTATTTCATCGCGGCCGTCATTGAGGTGACGGCCAAGACCTCGCAGTTTATCCTCTGCGACCGGAACAGCGGCGCTGTTTGGATTGCACCTAAGCGCACCTTTACCGGCACGCTCAACCCGTCCTGTACGGCGAACATCGTCATGGGCATGCACGCCGATACCTATTATTTCGCCGGAGGCTTTGACGACTGGTTTCTGGAGACCGATTCGCGTCTGACCATCGACGACCTAGCGCAGCATTTTAGGAACGCGCTGCTGGCCAACGGCGCTGACAGCGCCGCAAGCGTGGACGCCCTGACGGAGCCGGGAGCGGTTGCGCTGAAAGCGTCAAACGGCGTTTATCCCGCAAACGGCGTACTGTGTACCAAAGCAACGCCCTGCGCCTTGTCCGGCAGCGGGCGTGTGGCGGTCACAAGCGAATATACGGCGGGTGTAACGTCAGTTTCACTGATAGAAACCAGCACGAGCGACGACCTTGCGGAATGGTCGGCATGGCAGGCGGTTGGGACAAGCGGCGAGCTTCAGTCCCCAAACCGGCAATACATCCGCTTCCGGGTGACGCTGTCCACCGCCGACACGTCAAAAACGCCGAAACTGCTGGAAATCCAGCTTCACGACATCCCCAAACCGCCCTATGAAAAGCTCGGCTTTGCCCGTCCGGTGGTGCTGGACGAAAACGGCTCATGGGAGGTCGTTTTGGAAAACTCCTTTGACGTCATCGTCACCGGCGAAGTCAACGGCGCGGATACGCTGGAGTTCAAGCTCCCGTTCCACGACCCAAAAAGAAGCGCGCTGGAAAATGAAAAGCAGGTGCAGATCGCAAGCGACATCTACCGGATCCGTACTCTGACCGACAACAAAAGCGAGGACGGGCGTATTATTACGCAGGTTTACGCTGAAGCGGCGTTTTACGACCTGTCCTTCAGCGCGGAAAAGGATCCTGCGGACTTTAACGCAGATGCCGCCGACGTGCCGATGAAATATGCGCTTCAGGGCACCGGCTGGTCGGCGGGAAATGTTACCGTAACAGCAAAGCGGACATGGCGGTGCGCCGAGAAAAATGCTCTGTCCATCCTTCGAACTGTGCAGAACATCTACGGCGGCGACCTTGTTTTTGACAGCGCAAACCGGTTGGTGCATCTTTTGGCTTTCAGCGGCACCGACAGCGGGGCGCTGTTTTCGTATCGAAAAAACTTGAAAAGCATCCAGCGGGTGGTCGATACGCGGGAATTGGTGACAAGGCTTTATGCTTATGGCAAGGACGGAATAACCTTCGCTTCCATCAACGGCGGCAAGGAGTATGTGGAGGATTACAGCTTCTCCAGCGAGGTGCGGATATCGGCGCTTGACTGTTCGTCTTTCAGCAATCCGTATCAGATGCTGGAATATGCCCGGATGCGGCTTGCGGAATATTCGCGCCCCCGCGTTTCCTATGTGCTGTCGGCCATGGACTTGTCGGCGCTGACCGGCTATGAGCATGAAGCGTGGAAACTGGGAGACATTGTGACGGTGGACGATAAGGAACTGGGCCTTTCCATCAAGACCCGCGTAGTACGGAGGCAGTACAACTTGCAGGAACCCTGGAAAACGGTGATCGAGCTTTCCACGAAACTAAGGGAATTAGGCGATTCTTCGGCGCAGTGGGACAAGGCGGCGGATGCGCTGTCTTCAACCGATCTCCTCGACCGGCAGGAGATCAAGGATATGGTGCCCTTCAACCACCTGCGCAACTCCCGGGCGGACGATGGTTTCGCCTACTGGGTCAATTCCGGCTTTGAGGTGGATGCCGGGAACGGCGTTTCGGGAACGGCTTCCTTCAAGGCTGTTGGCGTGCCCGGCATGACAAAGAGCCTGTCGCAGACGGTATATCCGGCAACGCGCAAAAGTTACACCTTTTCGGCGCAGATCGCTTCCGAAAACCTCGAAAAGGGCGAAAACGGACAGGTTGGCGTTGAAGTGGCCATAGAATACGAGGACGGCACGACGGAAACAAGGTTTATTGATTTGTTCTGAGGAATAGCGGGGCCCCCGCAAAGCCTGCTTTGCGGGGAGAGGAGGAGCGCCGTAATGAATGAGTTTTCACGCTTGCGTGGAAACGAATGATATGGAGGTTGTGACGACGACATGGCGTATTTTAATCAGACCGCGTACAATATTTCTCCCAAAAGCGGGAGCAGAGTTAAATCGATCACTATCCGGCTGTGCGTCACCGACTGCACCGGCACGGTGTATTTTACGGACTTATTATTGCAGGGCGGCTCGGTGGCTACCGGCTGGGTCGGCCATGTGAGCGAGATACAGTGGACATTGGACGGGTAGGTGAAATGGATGCAGTTTTCAAGGTTTGCGGACACCATACAGATTAAAAGCGATAAGCATGTGGCTGGCATAACCGTGCGCCTTCTCATTACAGACTGTACCGGAACAATCTATTTTACCGACCTGCAGCTTCAGGATGGAGACCGGCTGACGGGATACACCGTCCACACAAGCGGTATGCTGGCGAAGTTCCGGGAAAACGGGGAGATAGTCCCGCCCCGCCACTACAATGGGGTGGTGCGGACGGCGGAAACCGTCATTTTATTCAACCTGGGCAAAACATCCGCAGGGCTTGACTGCTATATCTATCCCGTACAGGACATGGCGGCAGGCGGCATTGAACTTTCGCAGGGCATGGGTGCGCACAAAGTGAGGTTTCTTGATCCGGCAAGCACAGGCGATGAGCTGGCGCTCAAGGCTTCCACCCGCCAATGCCTTAAAAACGGAAGCCCCACTCGTAAGGATGGGTTTTATCAATACTCTGCGGCATGGGATAGCAAACATATGGTGAAGCTGGAAGAGAGAAAATCGGCGCGGGTGCTCTTTGAGTTTCAGGAAATGCAGGACGGGGGTGAGCGCCTGTGAGGGATTATCTGAAAGGCAAGCGGTGCATGGTGTGGAGTTTTATGGGAAATGCCCGAATGTATGAAGCGCTTAGAGACTATGGCGACCGCTTTGATACGGTAGGCATTTTTACTTTTGAGGTTGACGCAACAGGTACAATCACTGAAACCGGTACCAGCATCATCAGCATGCTTCCGTATATTCAGAAATGGCCTCATATTAAGTGGCTGCTCACAATTATGAATCATGGAATAGCCAATATTTTTACTGCACTTCGCAACAACGAAAACGGTGCAAAGGATAAGTTTCT